CTAAAATAAAGTTAGTTGCTTCTGTTCCTCGTATTCCAAACCATGTTGCTTTATATATATTTCGAGCTCTTCAGCAGTATCAAATGTCTTTTTAACGCTTTGCCAACCTGGCACGATATGCCCATGAAAGTAATAAGTGCCGTTTACTACATGGATATGCGCCACTCGCTCGTTATCCTGATACAGATATCTCTTAGATCCGAAAAATTGGTTTAAGTATTCTTTGCGTGCGTTATCTATCATGGTCATCAATCCCACAAGTCAAAGGCTCTTTGGACGTAAAACTTCGCCTTTGCTAAATCCTCATGACCGTTCTTTAACGGTGCTCTAGACAGGTATTTGATTGCATTACCTATTGTGAATGCTAATTGTGGTGGGTACTGTGCCGTAACTTGTTCGATAAAATCTATAATTTCAATGTCGCCGTATGTGTAATGTGCAGGTTGCTTAACATTGTCTTGCGTTTTGTTCATATCTACTTTTCTGTTACTTATTACGCTCATTATGCTTCACTCCATTTCTTGAACATTTGGTTATAAGTGACATCGAACCAGTGCGGATCACGTGAATGTTTCTGAGGTACATTAAACAAATGTGGCTTCTTCTTACGTAGCTCAGCCTCTTTCTTTCGCTCTCTTTCCAATTCACGTTCGAGTCTCGCTTGTTTAATCTTTTCCATTTGTTTCATTTCTCTATATTCTTTTAGGTGCATGCCATAAGGCGCGTCTAAAGCTTCTGAAAACTCCCAACAACCTCTAACACGTTTAGAAACAATTCCAGCGTTTATCCCGCGCTTTGCCATTAGTTCTTTTTCAAAATTGTTAAATTTATATGGTTTATTATTAATGATTACAACACTGCCCATTTATTCCACCTCTACATTTACATTTCTAATTTTTAAATTGTCATACTCTAGTATTTCGTCAGGATTGTTATATAAGTAATCTGCCAGCGTTTCTTTTTCTTTATCCACATCATCAAAATGCTGATATTCAACTTCGGTAGGTATTCTTATATCAATCGTTGCGTTTATATATGCTTGTTGTTGCATTAGATCACTTCATTTCTCTTTTGCGTTCTCGTCTTGCTTTAATTAATTCCTCGTACGTAATCCATGTTTTACCTGTATACTTAGGCGCTTTACATATCCAATTGAGTTTTATGTTTCTGTATTTGTGTCTGAACATCTTAGCTTTAAGTTTTGCTACTTCGGTTGGCATACCTTTAATGTCGATAACTTCAATCAGTTTGTCATCGAGATATAACGCGAAGTCTGCAATATATTCAATCTTTCGTTGTTTATCTAGTTTTGGTAATAATTCAAATTTCGGTTGTAGTTCGATACGATCATAGTTAGTGCCATTCATATTACTTTCTAAATATTGGTAATATTCGCACTCTACTTTGCTATCAAATACAATCCCTTTATACTCAACTTTCTTAGCGTTGTATTTACTCATCGTGCACCTCTAAATATCAAATATCGTTGCTTGTAACCCTAGCTCTTGCTCATATAAAAGCCCGTGAGCGCCTTTGAATCGTTTTAGGTCACTATCAGTCATAATTTTCTTTTCGTCGCTGAAATGGGCTCCTGTAAGCGAATAAACTTCATTTGCGTTGTCTTTATACTTGATGACTTTGATATCTTCCGTGCCATCTTCTCGGTATAAGTAATATTTTTCTTTCGGCATTTTTAACACTCCTTAATATTCGACGATAGCGGGGCGTGTATGACGTTCTGCAAGTTTTTGGATAAATAGGTCGTACAACCTATTTTCATCGCCCTGTGCCTCGTCTATGAGTTTCTGAGCGTACATATCTGAACACTCAAGTTTAGTTTTTAAAAATTCTTTGGTTACCATGCATCTCGCTCCCTGAAATCGTCTCCGATTACTCTTACTTTTCTCGCATTGTGTTTCATTCTTGAATTGATACGTTGCCAGTTCATATTTTGATTTAGTTCTTTATCACTAAAGTTAGTTGTAAAGATGTTGTTTTTACCTACTCTGTTATCAACAATGCTGAAAAGTTTATTTAAAGTGTGCTCTGTGTTTTCTACACCCATATCATCTAGTACAAGTAAATCAATATCACTTAGCAATCTGACTAGCTCGTCTGTAGTTTCAACTGCATTTTTGTTGTATGTCGCTTTGATACGATCCATCAACATTGGTATGTGCATAAAAGCAACTGTATGCCCTTTAGATTTGACTGCTTTTGCGATAGCGTATGCTAGGTGGCTTTTACCAGTTCCATATGAACCTTGCAATATTAATGATTTTGGTTCTTTTGTAGAGAAACCCTGTACATACTCTATTGCTGTTTGTTTAGCTTTTACTTGTTTTTCATTTTGTGGCTTATAGTTGTTAACCGTTGCATCTCTTAATGACGGATTAACATTTGATTGATTGAATATGTTGTTTATCTTCCGTTGCTTGTTTCGCTTATATTCCTCATAAATTTCACACTTGCAACCATCTTTATACTCGTAACCATTCGGGTGTTTTTTAGTAGGAGCGAACTTATATAAGTCGTATTCACTGCCACACCTCTTACATTTCAATCCCTTTTCGACATGAGTAGGTTGATATTTTTTCAAGCTTTCGTTTATCTTTTCGCTGAATAGTGGTTTCATAATGTCCCCCTAATCCCAATAACTTTCGTCGTACTTCATACGTTCCAATTGATCTATGCCAGTTTCTTTAATCTCTTCGCTATAATCATTCATATAGCTTTCATTAGTTAAGAATGTTTTGGGGTACTTTTGATATTGTTTGTCTGTAATAGTTTTTAAATACTCTCGAGTGCCTTGCATGATTTGTTCAAAAGAATGTTTCTTTAAGCATGATTTGAATTTAGTAAAAGACATCTTCTTATCTTTCTTCTTGTCGTAAAGTTTCCACCATTCCTCAAATTGCTCATGCGTAACGTCAGTTGCGCTATTAATTGAACTTAAGTTCTTATCTATATCTTTTTCTTTATCTCTTTCTAATTCTTTATCTAATTCTTTATCTTCTTCTGTTGCGTGACTGTCACGTGACGTCACGTGACCATTTAGCAATTTTCTGTTGTTTTCTCGTTGCTTTTGTTTCCTCAACCTGTTCTGAGCCCTGATTTTCTCGAGTCCTTCAATGTTTTGGTGTTTTTCCCAGTTTGTCACTTTTATGACACCATTAACTTTTTCAATCATGCCCAACGTCTCAAAAGTTTGTATTGCTAACCTTATTGAGTTAATAGGTCTATTAAATTCATTTGCTAACATTTCTTCGTTGTACGGCAAGTTTTCGGATAGCATAATATAACCTTGTTCATTGTACTTTCCTGATAAAGTTAGCAACTTAACCCAAATAGTTATGATCGTATCTCTTTCGGGTAAAGCTTCGATATATTTGATTTTGCTGTCATCAAACATGCCAACTTTAAGTTTTATCCACGATACTTCTCCCATTGTCTTCTCCTTTCAGCATTTTGTTGAGCCTCTCATCAACTTTTATCCACGAGTCATGCAAGTGATATTTATCATCAAACGACTTAACGCCAATCGCATGTTGCTCATTGTGATGTTCGCGACATAACGCTAATACATGTTTGTCATAGTGATTCATCTTATTTCTGTTCATGCCTCTGCCAACCGCTTCATAATGTGCTAGGTCAGCGTGAGGCTTTCCGCATATTACACAGTTACGGTTAACAGTTGACCAGTATAAGAACGATTTATCTTGTTTCAGCAAGTCGCTTGTTTTATAACTAAGCGGTATGTCGTTGTGAAATATCCAATCGAGTGTTACCTCGATAATTTGATTCGCTTGCATCCGTGTACAGTCACTTAACGAAATACTCTTGTCATAGTCATACAGAACCGTTACATATTCTTGGAACAAATACCTCATATAGTCACGTGGTTGGCCTGTGTGGCTCTCTATGTCGTTACAGAGCGCAAATATTTTTCTTCGTTGCTTGTCTGTTATTTTGAATGGGTCTTCGATTCGCAAATCACATTCGACTTCGTAGCCGTTATCAAGTAATAATGTTTCTTTGTCTCCTAGCTCGGCACCCTCGATAACGACTGTTGTTGTGCCGTCATCTTGAGTGATATAACTAGTAATTTTCGGCATTTATATCAACTTCTCAAATTTATATTTATTACCATGTATATCAGTAACATCTTTGTGATTATTTTTTATTTTGTCGCTAATATAACTATGACTTCTGCCTAAGAATTTTCCTGCTCTACTCATACTTATAAATTCATATTCGATACCTAAATGATTAATAAGTTTTACAGCCATATTGGTATGCATTAATCCTGTTTCAAATGCATGCCTATTATTTTCCAAGTGATTACACCATTCAAGATTTTCTACATTGTTATTTTTGGGGTTCCCGTCAATATGGTTAATACAATTTTTACCTTCTATCATTGGTATAAAGGCGAATGCCACTAATCTGTGGACTAAAAAATCTTTGCGTTTACCATTTTTCCAAAGGGTTACTCTTACATCTCGACCATTAGGTGTTTTATCTTTTAAATAACGCTGTTTCCAATGCCTCCATTTTGATAACGGTTAGACCAAGTAACTTTATTTTTGTGAGTTCTAACTCTACCTTTACTGCTTACTTCGTATATGCCCTCGTAACCTACAACATCTTTCCATAATTCGTTCATCTAACGCCTCCTAAAAAGGAAGATCCTCTATAGAGTCTGCGTTGTTATCAAAAGGATTATTACCAGTTTGAGTTTGTCTTTGTTGATGATAATTGTTGTTTGGTTGTTGGTTGTTATTCTTCGGTTCTAAGAATTGAACACTGTCCGCTACTACTTCTGTGACAAATACACGTTGCCCGTCTTTGTTTTCATAACTGCGTGATTGTAAACGTCCATCAACGCCAGCCAATGACCCTTTGGATAAATAATTATTTACATTTTCTGCTTGTTTTCTAAAAGTTACACAGTTAATAAAGTCTGCCTCACGTTCTCCTTGAGCGTTAGTAAATGTTCTGTTAACTGCGATAGTGAAAGTGGTAACACTCACACCATTTGGCGCTGTTCTATATTCTGGATCTTTTGTTAAGCGTCCTACTAATACTGTTCTGTTTAACATTATTGTTTTCCTCCGGTAATTGTTTTTGCGTTGTTTCGTAATTTTTGAATAGCTTCTGCTGCTTGTTTTTCTGTTAATTTATAGTTATTTATGTCGAATTTTTGTTCTACTATATTTTGTGGAGCTTCTTTATCCGTGCCCTTTATCAATTTAGTGAAACTTATAACCTCTTTCCTTAAAATCCCTATAGTTTCGCTACTTGCCCATTGCGTTCTAGTTTGTTGTTTTGGATTATTATTTTTTCCACTTGCTTCATTTCCATCATCGTCTTGGTCACTAGTAATACCGAAAATCGCAGATAGCGAATAACGTTTAAGGTAGCTGATTAACGAGCCTGCGCCTTGTGGCGTATTCTTTTCTGCATTCATAAATACAGGATCATACTCGATATATTCACCGCTTTCATGCATAAGCATTGTAGCGACTCCCACGCGCCCGTCTACATCGTTCAAAGCCCATTGAGTATAAGACAGTCCATGAGGTGTTGCCGCCTCGTCAATGGCTTCTACAACGTTCTCAAGAGGTACGTATTTTGATTTGAAAAATGGATTATTTTTATCTTTGAGCGGTTGTTTTACTTCTTTACGAAACGCAACCATAGCTTTATTTATTTCAACAACTGTTTCCGATTTATTCATCACTTAATCACCAGACTTTCTGTTACCTTTAATTCAACGCCGGGAATATCTTTCCCAGCTTTCAAATCATCGATTAGTTGCTTAGAATTAAGTTTCGGGGCTTGTGATAGCCAATAATCCTTTGGAATAAGTTTTTCATCGATAATATTTTTACTAGCCCCGTTTTTGCGCTTGTAAATATGATTAGTAGCTGTGCGGTAACTATCTACTTCCTGTGTTTCTAACATCTCTTTTAAGTAATCTTTTAATCGATCAGTTAAATTTTGTTTTTGTTTTTTTAAATTTTGAAGTCGCTTAATCTCTTTATCTATGACATCTATGTCACCTAATGTTTCACGTCTCCAATTGACAATGTTATCTACTTTGACATTCATTTCTGCTTGGATAGAATCTAATGTATCTTTTAATAATGTTTGGTCTAATTCATCTTGATTAGACAACTCTTTAAATGCTTCTGATAGCTCATATAGATTAGCCATTAGTTAATCCCCCTCTACCATTTCATGACTAAGTTAATTAGTCTGTCCTGTTCATCTGTGTTATTTTCAATCCATTCATAAATAGATTGATTTAATATGTCTAATGCTGTGTATAGATCATTCTCATCTGTTATATTTATACTGTCGATAAATCTATCTTCTAAATCTAAGACATTCACTAGAATGCTGTGGTCCTTCTTCTTAACTGCTAATTTAAAATCAAATCCGTCTACATTAATTACCTTCTGACATACATCGCCTATTTCGTAATACATCTTGACTTCCTCCGTTTTTCGTTTTATATTGAACGTGAATTAATTTTGCTAATCGTTTGTCTCTGTTACTTGTTGGCGCAAGTAGCAGTTTTTTATTCTTCATAAAAGTATTCTTTATAGAATATGAAAGTTGCAATACTTGCGAATCCCGCAATTGACCACGCTGTAGTGAAGTATAGAAACGGCATGAGTACAATTGCTAAGACTGTGAAGCATAATACTGCTAATAGATAGCTTTTATAAATGTTGCTCATTTTCTTTTTTCAACGCCTCCATTATTCTCTCGTCTGACAAGCCGTGATAAGGGAATTTTTCTCTAGCTAATTGGACTGGTATTCTGCCTCGAATCGCAATGTAACCTTCGTCTTCAAGCTCTTTATTCAGTTCTCTTATTATTTGTCCTGCTTTGGATTTAGAAACAGATAAAATTACTGCAAGTTCTTTAGCTTGCAAACTATTTTTTATCATATCTATTCCTCCTTTTTATTTTTGTGTTGTGTATAATTTAGTTATCTCCTAGTGAAAGGAGGTGATAAGTATGGAATTTAATGATTTTCAAAATTTCTTTGGTGAACTTAGTAATCAAGCCGAAAAAGAATTCGGTGGTGACAGTGACTTTTTTAGAGATAGAATAAATAAGTTGAAAGAAGATGCTCCTGAAAACGTATCTTACGAAATTATTTATTCAATAGCTTTATACGAAAGCTTAAAAGCTCAACAAGATATGAAAATTTTGAATACAGTTAAATATCTTTTAGATCGTGACTAGCAATATCCAACAATGATTTGCTCTGAGCATTATTAATTTTTGGATAATCAAAATTTCTAAGTTTAAATCTTGTGTTTTTCTCAATCTTTACAACCTTCCACGTCACAACTGCCATTGTGATGAGGAGGGTTGTTTTGTATAGTGTGTTCATTGATAATTCCTCCTATTAAGATTTTTATTTTTCTCCTAAAAACTTATTAACAAAGTATTGTTGTCCTTTGCCTGTTACCTTTGGCGTCTTACTAATTGATGTGTGACCGTCCGAATGTGTGATTGATGTTTCTTTAATTTCGAATAACTCACGTTCCATTGAATACTGTGTAGGCATGTTATAATCCACACCCTTGCGTTTAATAAGGAATCCGTTTTGACGTAACCACTCAAACAATCTGCGTTGCCCGATGTTTATACCGTTTTGTTTAATGATCTTTGCTAACTCTCCAACTAAAATTGATGTCTTAGTAGTAGCTACTGCATCTGCAAATACAATTTTTGGTTTATCACGTTCAATCTTTGTTTCTAATTGATTGATTGTGTTGTTAGCAATTTTTAAAGCACGTTGCATAATCATTTCTGGGCTATTCCATGCTTTTTCAACTTGGATGAAATACTCTCTAAAATCAAAACCTTTTTCTGTACCTGACATCATCGCAACATGTTTAGCTACATCAAGTGTTAAAGCATAATCTTCTAGTTGTCTTACAGCTCCGTTATTAACAACCGTACTTGTAAGTACACTTGTAAAATCCCTATTTTCTTTGAAATGCTTCAAGTTAATTTCTGCCCAAGCGCTAAAACGCTTTTTAACTTCCAAAGCTTTATATAACTCTCTTGCACTTATTGCGATTTCTCCATTTTCTTTTTCTTGTATGTTGAACATTTCGCCGATGTTCGATTTTGTTTTTAATGCTTGCATATTGTTTATGCTCCTTTCGTGTATAATGTTGTTATCAACCTAAGGAGGTGATAAGTATGGAAAAGTCAAATAAAGAATTAGCATCTGAATTAGTAATAGCTATGTTAGAACATAATGCTAAACTCACTAAGTCAGGTGTAAATGGCAATCCTATTAGTTCAAGCTCCATAATTAATGGAGAAGTTATTGTAAATAGTCTTAAATACATCAAAGATTATTTAGATCGCATGGATGATTAGAATTTATTACGATTTCTACATTTAATTTTTCAATACTTTGTGAGTGGATATTTTCTATTTGCTCCAAAGTATTTTTTAGTTCTGTTGTGTCATCCAATGCGACTTGAATTTTTAAGTTCATTTTTAATTCCTCCTATTAAGATGTTTGTTTTTCTTCGACTAAAACGTATTTAAAATACGATTCATCTTTTAAAAAAATAATCTCATCAATAGAGATATCTAATGTCTTAGCAATTCTAAAAGCATCTCTAGGTTTAATCATTTCTGGGTTGTTTTCCCAAATGTTATAAGTAGACGGTGAAATGCCAAGTTTTTCTGCGAAAGATGACTGGGTGTAACCTTTTCGTTTTCGCCATTCATCTAATTTCAAACTATGTTTGATGTAGTTCATTTTTTTACCTCCTTGTTAAGTTCTGATCAAAGTATATCGTAATTAGAATACGATTGCAAGTATTTTTCGTAATTATTTTTAAAAATTACGTATTTTTATTTTGTTAAATCGTATTTTAAGGGTTGCAATTACGATTTTTCATAGTATAATAAAAGTGTAAAAACATTATATATAAGGAAGGGAAACAAAATGGCTTTCAAAAATTCCATAAAAGAAATCAGATTGAACAATAGATTGTCTAAAGTTGAGATGGCTAAAAAATTAGATGTTTCCGAAGGTACTATAAGAATGTGGGAAAGTGGAAGAACTGAACCTAGAATGGGTATGGTCGAAAAAATTTCAAGTTTGTTCAATGTTTCTAAAGGTTATCTCTTAGGAGAAATTGAAGAAATTGTTTTACCAGAATTTGATAGCGAAATCGAGGTTCCATATTTCGGTAAAGTTTCTGCTGGAAATTTCGAGGAAGTTGCAATTGATAATGAAAAATTAAAAGTTCCACCATTTGCTTTTAACGGTCGTAAACCTAGCGAATGTATAGCACTAAAAATAAACGGAGATAGCATGAATAAAATACTCGCTAACGGTTCTTATATAATTGTCCATGATTATAGAAAGTCTTGTGATCATAAACTTAACAGCAATGACATCCTTGTATTACGTCTAGGTGGTGAATATACAGTTAAGCGTGTGAGACGTACTGAAACAAAACTACATTTAGACCCAGCAAGCTATTCAGATGAATTTAAAACTAATTCTTACGATTTAGATTCTATTGATGAAATCGAAGTGATAGGCAAAGTTATTTATAACTATCGTATTTTTGATTAATAACGCCTATGTGGCGCGAGGAGGATGAGGGATGGAAGAGAACGCACCTTTAGAAACAGCAGTTAATAATTTTAAAAAGATTCAAAATAGCGAGATTTACAAATTTAAATATATGAATTCATGGTGTCTTGAATATTCAGAGTTTTTATTGGATGAAGTTAGATTGTTAAAAGAAAACAAAAGTTACACCAGATATAAAAAAGGCACTATAATTTATGTAAAGTTAGGTGTTAATGTTGGCAGAGAGTTTTCTGGAAACCATTTTTGTATGGTACTTAATAATCACGATTCAAATAAAAATCCAATATTAACGGTAGTTCCACTTACATCTTCCAGAAGGAAATTCAATGTGCATATCGAAGAAGATTTGTTACCTTTAGTATTGGAAAAAATGGACGTAACGGGTAAGGATTTAGCTAAAAAATCATGAACAATCTTGAAAAGGTGTCAAAAGCAGAAAACCCATACGATCAAAAATTACTTGATGAAAACAAATCGCTGAATGACGACTTCAAAAAATATTCGAAGGTTCGCAAAAGATATGAGCGATTCAAGTATAAAAAGACCTATGCTAACGTTTTAAATATCACTACAATCAGCAAGGATAGAATATCGAAAATTAATAGGTATGACCCTGCCGGAGAAATATCATATTCAAAAGAAACAGTAGATAAAATTGAAAATAGTATAAAAATTAGATTTCTTAGTTAAATCGCTTGAACTACACTCTCTTTGATGGTATATTACATATATACAAAACAAGCCGCTGAAATATTTGCGGCAAGCTTCAAATTAGACAAGTCGCTGAAATATTTGCGACATGAGAGGGTGCATCTGCGCTCTCTCTTTTTTTTATACAATTTTCACGGGTAGCACGCCTACCCTTATTATTTTTTGCCAATTTTGAGGAGGGAGAAGCAAAATGCCAGTATATAAGGATGATAATACAGGTAAATGGTATTTTTCCATTAGATATAAAGATGTATACGGTAATAACAAACGAAAAATGAAGCGTGGGTTTGAACGTAAGAAAGATGCCAAACTAGCCGAAAGCGAATTTATACAAAATGTTAAATATGGATACTCGGACAATCAACCCTTTGAATATATATTTTTTAATCGTTTAAAAAATGAAAATCTTTCTGCACGCTCAATAGAAAAGCGAACTACAGAATATAATACTCACATAAAAGAAAGGTTCGGAAATATCCCTATTGGCAAAATCACTACTACGCAATGTACTGCTTTCAGGAATTATTTGTTAAACGATGCAGGTCTTTCTGTTGGCTATGCACGATCTGTGTGGGCAGGTTTTAAAGCAGTTATCAATTACGCCAAAAAGCATTACAAGCTCTTATACGACCCCACATTATCGGTAACTCCTATTCCCAGAACAAAACCACAAGCTAAATTTATCACTCGTGAAGAATTTGATGAAAAAGTAGAACAAATCACAAACGATACTTCTCGTCAGCTAACTAAACTGTTATTTTATTCTGGTCTTAGAATAGGCGAAGCTTTAGCTTTGCAGTGGAAAGATTACGATAAAATAAAAGGCGAAATTGACGTAAATAAGAAAATCAATTTAAGTAATAGAGAAATTGAATATAATCTAAAAAAAGAAAGTTCTAAAGGGATAATACCTGTACCAAAATTAATTAGAGAGATGCTTAAAAACATGTATAATGAATCTTCTAAAAGATATAAATATTTTGACGAAAACTATTTTATATTCGGGGGGTTAGAACCTATTAGATACGTTACCTATTCGTATCATTTTAAATCTGTATTCCCGAATCTAAAAATACACCATTTAAGACACTCGTACGCAAGCTATTTAATTAATAATGGTGTAGATATGTATTTATTAATGGAATTAATGAGGCACTCTAACATTACAGAAACAATTCAAACGTACTCTCATTTATATACTGATAAAAAACATCAAGCTATGAACATATTTGATTAA